GCACGCTACGGGTTACCCCATAGACTGATAGCCCATGTATATAAGTTAAGTGAACATGACTCTCGCATACACCTCATGCATTAGGCTTGTTGTACTGTGGTACAGAGCAAGCCACACATTTAGGCAGTATCGTTTTGCTTTTCCATTGCACAAGTACGGTGCAATGAGCCGACTGGGTACGGCACGTGCTATTCGTCATATGGAAGGGATCAGGGCACACACTCTGCTTTGGGCATCGGTGTATGCTTTCCCCCTGTATGCTTCTTGGATCAACCAAGCGACGGTTTACTGTATGTGTTGGGACACATACGCTTAATATGTTTTTAAAGAACTTTCCTACGGGTAGGAAAAACCAAAATGAATGGGCACGATTTCCCAAATGGCTAAAGCCATTGTACCATACATAAAGGGTCTTGTCAAGTCAAGACATGATGAAACAGCATCAAACGTATCACTCACCCTCGTGTTCCAGAACGTCAATCCCTGTCGTGTATGGGGTTGTGCCTGAGCACTTTGATGTATTCGTACCGCCCAAAAACAAACTTGGTGGTGATGTACTTGATGCCACGCTCTCGCATTTCACGGGCGGTCATGTTGCGGATGGCCACGGCCTCAGTTGCAGGCACTACAAAATAATTACCCACTGCAAGGCTACGCAACTTGCGTAGGGCATCTTCATCAGGCTTCAAAGATTTGACCCGCACATCAAAGGCTCGCTGTTCACGGGTTTGTCGCAAAGATGTTTTTACATTGGCCTTGCGTTTGTTTTGCAGCTCATGCAGTTGAGCAGGGGTGCGATAGGTGGTGTCGGCCTTGACTTGCTCGGCAAGGGTTTGCATGAGTTCGGGGTCGAGGTTTAGTAGGTTGGTGGCCATAGCGTGTTCCAAAGTTCCTTAAAATTCAGTGTGTACTGGAGACATAGATTATATTGGAACGGAACGCAGAACGCAAGGGAAATAATGTTGTGATGTATTGGAACGTACAGTTTGCAAAGAGGATGTGCTTAAAATGTGGGCAGAAATTCAGTGAGTTCCAGCGACCATATGCGCCAAAAGCCCCAGAGAAAAAATCCTACAGGTAGGAAAAAAGTCAAGGCTTGATCCCAGAGGGTCGCCCACAACTTCCCCCAAAAACTAAAAAAGAAAATTTCCCAGACTGACTTTGTAAAAACCAGAACAACACTCTCTTATATATATAAATATATTATTTTATTATTATTAAAGGTGCTTTTTGCTTTGGAACATTGCTAAGAAATGACAAGACGTGATTAGATGGGTGTTCCGATAGAAATTTAGAACGTTCCAGTTACGTGCTAAAAAGCCAGAACATTTGGAACATGGTTGCATAGCTGCATTTTTGCGTAGTTGCATGGCCACATTTGCGTAGTTGCATGGCCACATTTGCATAGTTGCATAGCTGCTTCCCCCACCAGTTCTCCCAAAAGATGCGAGGGGCAAACCCTCGACCAGCCAGACGCAAAAAAGCCCACACGAAGTGGGCAACAAAAAACCCGCCGAAGCGGGTTGGGTTTTTCCTACGTGTAGGAATTATTCAGTTATTTCATAACCCTCTGATTCTAGGTAATCTTGAATCACGGCCTTGACTGTAGGCTTTTCGTCATTCTCATATTTTTCCACAAATGACGTTTGGATTTTCTCGCACCATGTTGCGAATTCGCCATGTGAAAACAGTTTGGCAATGACTACGTCTATTGCTTCGGTTTTTGTTTTGCCCTTGCCCTTGCCCTTAGCCTTGCCCTTAGAATCGGACAATGAAAATGGCGTGCCCTCATTCACGGCCTTGACGAATGACGTCACATAATTCATGCACGTTTTTTGGGCGGTTTTCTCGGTGCACAATCCAGTGATTGAATCGGCAATCCCTTGACGCCATGTGCACGTTTTTACTGACTTGCCGAATTTCACGCCCTCGGTGCGTAATTCAGTGGCCTTAGTTTGGAGGGTTTCAGTCAGTGAAAACGTGTTCACTGCAGAAATTTGCAAGTTGACGATATCTTGACCGATAGCCTTTGCACGCTCAAGGATAGTCAAGGGTTTAACAGTTGAAGTTGATTTTGTCATTTTAGAGTTTCCTAAAAATACTGTGGCAATAGGATTATTGCTTGACAGTGACTACAGTATAACCGATTTAATGCTGTCTTGTCTTGTCTTGTCACGTTTCCTACGGGTAGGAAAAAATCCCTACCCTCTCCCTCTGGCGCCCACCAGTTCCCACGGGCGCGACCCCACCCACCCCCCACCAAGCCTTGTAGCGTCGGGACTCCGTAGCCGCATCTACAGTGTGGTCTACTCAAACGGTGCCCAATTTTTCTCAAATCGCCCCAGCGGAACCCACCCCCCATCAAAATAAAACGCCCTGCTAAAAATTTTTATAGCAAAAAATCCTTGAAATCGTGTTCCAGAACACCCCCCTAGTGATAGTGTCTTGACACGCCCTGCCGTTTGTGTGTTATATTTCGGGCCATGCTGACCTGTATCCCAGAGTTGACGGTGCCAATCCCAAGCAAGCGGGAGGATGTGGTGTCTTTGCATACCAAGGTGGATGCCCTGTTTAAGACTGCTGAGTTCCTGCAAGCGTTCGGTGCACCCGATGAACCCTCAGAAGAAGATAAGGTGCGGGCACGTTCGGCCTTCCATGATTCCATCAGTAGCTCAGAAGCTACAAACATCATCACCCCACAAACCAACGTGGTCACAACCACGGCATCGGTGATGCACCTCAAGTCCATACTGAGCGAGTACGATCAGGTGGTGGTGAACTCGGCTGTGCAGATCAGAACCTATGTGACCAACAAGCTGATCGAGGAAACTACCCACCCCGATCCCAAGATTCGCATCCGTGCACTTGAACTGCTAGGCAAGGTGGGTGACGTGGGCCTGTTCATCGAACGCAGTGAAATTACTGTGAAGCACAAAACCACGCTAGAACTTGAGGCTTCTATTAAAGGTAGGATTTCCAAACTGCTGGAACTTCGCAGCAAGTCAGAACAAGTTGTGGATGTGATGGCCAAGCCCAGAACATTGCAGGAAAGCAAGGCGGATGTGCTGAGCACACCCACCCTAATGCGCACCCCCACTGACGTCATCACCGATGATTGATTTTTCCGAGTTCACCATCGAGGATCTACAAAACGTAGATTTGGCCAAACTAGACCCCATAGATTTGGAATCATTCGATGCCACACTGGAAGAGTTGACCAAACGGGAAGCGGCAAAGATTGCCCGCAGTAGCCTGCTAGAGTTTTGCCTGAAGATGAACGCTGACTACAAGATCGGCAGGCATCACAAGAGATTGGCATCTCTATTAGAAGACATGGCGTTCAACCGCAAAGACCGGATTGCTGTCTCTATTCCACCACGGCATGGCAAATCTTTTTTGGTGTCGGTTTATTTTCCTGCATGGTTCCTTGGCAACTTCCCTGATAAGAAGGTTCTTATGGTGTCGCACACCACAGACTTGGCCGTTGACTTTGGACGCAAGGTGCGTAACTTGGTTGACCAAGAGATGTACAAAGAAATATTCCCAACGGTGACGCTGGCGGCTGACAGCAAGTCTGCTGGTCGGTGGAACACCAACTCAGGTGGTGAGTACTTTGCCTGCGGTGTTGGCTCTGCCCTTGCAGGTCGCGGCGCTGACTTCTTGATTGTTGACGATCCGTTCTCTGAGCAGGACATCTTGAACGGCAACTTCGAGGTGTTCCAAAAGGCGTACGAATGGTTTACTTTTGGTGCTCGTACCCGTTTGATGCCGGGTGGCCGGATGGCGATTGTGCATACCCGCTGGCATCCCAACGATCTGATTGGCATGATGGCCAAGGACATGGCTCGCAACGAAGAGTCTGATAAGTATGAGTTCTTCGAGTTCCCTGCCATATTCAACGAGAACACGCCAGAAGAGAGGGCGCTGTGGCCTGAGTTCTTTGACCTTGAAGCCCTGCATAGAACCAAAGCGTCGATGCCCTCGTTCCAGTGGAACGCTCAGTATCAGCAACAACCCACCAGCGAAGAAGGTGCGATCATCAAACGTGAGTGGTGGATGAAGTGGGAAGAGGAAGACCCGCCAGAGCTTGAGTTTGTCATCATGACACTTGATGCGGCGGCTGAGAAGAACAACCGCGCTGACTTTACCGCACTGCTCACATGGGGTGTGTTCACCCACAAACTCACAGGGGAGAAGCCCCACATCATCCTGATGAACGCCATCAACAAACGGGTAGAGTTTGCTGAACTCAAAGACTTGGCACTGGAAGAGTACAGGGATTGGGAGCCTGATGCGTTCATCGTGGAGAAGAAATCCAGCGGTACGCCTCTGTTCCAAGAGTTCAGGCGCATGGGAATTCCTGTCCAAGAGTTCACCCCACACAGGGGCACAGGTGATAAAGTTGCACGACTGAATGCAGTGTCGGATATTTTCAGATCGGGCATGGTCTGGTATCCTGCGGGTAGGCGCTGGGCAGAGGAAGTTGTGGAGCAGGTGGCTGCGTTCCCCGCGTCAGATCATGACGACATGGTCGACTGCACAAGTATGGCGTTATCTCGGTTCAGGAATGGTGGGTTCATCAGCTTGGACAGCGACGAAAAAGACGACATTCTCTCTATGCCCCGTAGGGCGGCGTATTACTAAGGATTAAGCATGGCTACTAATATTGACAAAGCACTGTACCAACAACCCGCAGGGATTGACGCGTTAGCGCAAGACGAAGAGGCGATTGAGATTGAGATTGTTGACCCTGAAGAAGTCAACATT